AAACAGCAGGATTCCAGAGGCACAGAAGAAGAGGCTTAAAATCTCTGGTAAGTATATGTTGAAGTGCCTTATGGAGTTTCAACTACATGATAATGTTCATGTAATCTTCGCTGGTAATAAATACAATGCATTTCTGTTGGTTAGCAGCATTTTTAAGCGAGTTAATGAAATGTATACCATAGGTAAGAAAAAATGAGTGAAGCAGTAGAAAACATACATTCCCAGAATATAGATCTGAGGCAAAGGGAAATATACTTACATGGTCAACATGGATCTTTTGACGACGATCCGGGCGTTGAATACCGCATGGCTACTACATTCATAAAAAACATCAGACATCTAGACTATTTAAAAAATGAACCAATACTTATTCATATGCATAGCCTTGGTGGAAATTGGGGCGATGGAATGGCTATATATGATGCTATTAAACTTGCGCGTTCTCACATCACCATCTTAGTATATGGACAAGCGGAATCCATGAGCAGTATTATCCTCCAAGCCGCTGACAATAGAGTAATGATGCCAAACTCTTATTTTATGTCACACTTCGGAAACAGCCATAATGGCGGGAGTTATTTAGACGCTCAAAACTGGGCAAAGTTTGAGCAAAGGATTTTGGATATAATGCTCGATATCTATATCAGCAGATGCAAAGACGGTAAATATTTTAAAGAGAATTATAACCCAATAAATGAGGCAAAGGTAAAGAAGTTTTTAAATAAAAAACTCAAAGATGGAGATTGGTATCTAACCTCTCATGAGGCAGTATACTATGGCTTTGCAGACAGCGTTATAACACATAGAAAATATGGGAGTATTAATACCTTAAAATAATGTCAGACTCAGAGCTAAAAACAATTGATGACGCTTGGCTGTCAATAGATGTAGACGAAGATCACCTTTTTAATCCCATGTCAATATTGAAGACATCGGACGAGGACTTCCACTTAAAACTATCCTACCTTATGACAAGGCCGGAATATTTTTCTTTTATATGCAAGCATATATTGAATATCCAAATCCTACCCTCTCAGGCATTAATGTTATATGAGATGTGGAACAGAAAGTTCCCAATGCTCATTGCTAGCCGTGGTTTTGGTAAGTCCTTTATGCTATCCCTGTATGCCCTGTTGAGAGCGTTGCTGTTGCCGCAGAGAAAGGTGGTTATTGTTGGTGCTGCGTTTAGACAGTCTAAGGTTCTTTTCGAGTATATGGAAACCATCTGGAGAAATGCACCTATACTGCGAGACATATGCAGTAACACAAGCGGCCCACGTCGTGACGTAGACAGATGCGTAATGAGAATAAACGACAGTACTGTTACCTGTTTACCTCTTGGTGATGGCCAGAAGATTCGTGGTCAACGCGCCAATGATATCATATCTGACGAGTTTGCGTCCATACCGCGTGACATCTTTGAAAACGTTGTTGCCGGTTTTGCGGCTGTTAGTGCAGACCCCATTGACAATGTGAAAAGACTAGCGGCTGAGAAAAGAGCCAAAGACTTAGGCGTAACCCTGAAAAAGGAAGACACACAACAAAATAACAAAGTAAAAATAAGAGACAACCAAATCATACTTTCGGGTACGGCATACTATGACTTCAATCATTTTGCAGACTACTGGAAAAAGTGGAGACAGATTATTAAAAGTAGGGGCCGAGAAAATAGGCTTCGTGAAGTATTTGGTGGCGAAGAAGTACCAAAGGATTTTGACTGGACACAATATTCTATTATAAGAATTCCATATGAACTATTGCCCGAAGGTTTTATGGACGCGGCGCAGGTTGCAAGATCTAAAGCCACAGTGCATGCTGGTATCTATCAAATGGAGTTTGGAGCATGTTTTACTAGAGATAGCCAAGGATTTTTTAAACGTTCTCTAATTGAGTCCTGCGTCATCTCAAACGACAACACAGTAAAAGACTCTCAAGGAAATGAGATCCACTTTGAAGCTCGGCTTATGGGCGACACAAACAAGCAATATATATTTGGAGTTGACCCTGCGTCTGAGGTGGATAACTTTTCGATTGTTGTTATAGAATTAAACGCAGATCACAGAAGAATTGTACATTGCTGGACAACAAACAGGTCAGAGCACAAAGATAAAGTTAAAAGAGGTTATTCAGCAGAAACCGACTACTATGCATACTGCGCTAGAAAAATTAGAGATTTAATGAAACTATTTCCTTGCGTTCATATCGCGATGGACGCTCAAGGTGGCGGTATTGCCGTCATGGAATCACTGCACGATCATGATAAGCTACAACAGGGGGAAGTATCTATCTGGCCAGTTATTGATGATGATAAACCAAAAGACACGGATGACGAAAAAGGTCTTCATATTTTAGAAATGTGTCAGTTCGCTAAATACGACTGGTTGGCAGAAGCAAACCACAGTTTAAGAAAAGACTTTGAAGACAAGTCTCTCCTATTCCCATTTTTTGACACGGTTAGCCTAGGCATTTCCGCAGCCCAAGACGGAATGACGGGTCGATCATATGACACCCTAGAGCAATGCGTGATGGACATCGAAGAACTAAAAGATGAACTAGCCATGATCCAGATGACGCAAACCTCTAGCGGAAGAGATAGATGGGATACCCCCGAAGTCGTTGTTGGAGCTGGCAAAAAAAGCAAGATGAGGAAAGACCGTTATTCTGCATTGATAATGGCAAACATGGCAGCAAGAGGTATAATGCGTGCCCCAACACCTCAAGAATATAAATTCTATGGAGGGTTTGCAACTATGGATGGCACTGAAAGAAAGAGCGAAGAAAACATGTTTAATGGGCCAAACTGGTTTACTGAGAACATGAAGGACATATACTAAAAGATTGTGTATAATATTGTAACCATTCCGATTAACATTCCAATTGATTGAAGAGAGAGAGCATAATGGCAGAATTTTCCACATGGGCCAATGACGATGAGCAGAAGAAGGCGTATGCAGACTACGGAAGGGACGCTATGGAATCCGTTGGAGGCGTATACAAATCCAACGCTAACCACAGAAACTATATAGATATTGAAACCAATAGATCTGTAAGACCAAGCTTTACGTCACATGATTACTTTGCATTCAGGCCAGAAGAGGAGGTTTCTCGAAAGCACAAAATAGCTATCAAAATGTGCATGGATGCCTACGACAAAGTTGGAATAATCAGGAACGTCATTGACCTCATGGGAGATTTTGGAAGTCAAGGAATCAGCTTAGTTCATGAGAACAAGAGCGCAGAACGTTTCTTTAATCAGTGGTTTAAAAAAGTAAACGGAAAAGAAAGATCGGAAAGGTTTCTTAACAATCTATATAGAACTGGCAATGTAGTAATCTATAGAAGTAACGCGGATGTTACACCAGAGCTAGCAACCTTTATGAAATCACTAGCCAATGATATTAAGGTTGATATCCCCAAGGTAACTAAAAATCAAATTCCATGGAGATATAATTTCTTTAATCCTCTAACCATCAATATCCAAGATGGCGATATGTCCATGTTCTTAGGCACTAAAAGCTTTTCTATTAGAAACAAGCTTTCCACTAAGTTTGGTGACACGGGAATACCAACAGATGTACTATCCACACTCCCTAGCAACGTGAGGCGAGCTGTTGAACGAGGCGACAAAGAGATCACCCTAGATCCAACCCGTCTATGTACCTATTATTACAAGAAGGATGACTGGAGCCAATGGGCGAACCCAATGATCTATGCCATCTTAGATGATATTATCATGCTAGAAAAAATGAGACTGGCAGACTTGTCCGCACTAGACGGAGCCATCTCAAACATCCGCTTATGGACTCTTGGTAATCTAGACCATAAGATTTTACCAAACAAAGCCGCCATTAATAAATTAAGAGACATTTTAGCCTCTAATGTTGGCGGAGGAACAATGGAGTTGGTATGGGGCCCAGAACTATCTTATACGGAATCCAACAGTCAGGTATATAAGTTCCTTGGTTCTGAAAAATACCAATCTGTTTTAAATAGTATTTATGCAGGCCTTGGTGTTCCACCTACTCTTACAGGTATGGCTGGGAACGGTGGCGGTTTCACAAACAATTTTATATCACTCAAAACTCTAGTAGAAAGACTGCAATATGGCAGGGACTTGCTTACCAAATTTTGGCAGGCTGAACTGGAAATTGTCAGAAAGGCTATGGGGTTCAGAAAAGGCGCTCATATCCACTTCGATCAAATGAGTCTAGCAGATGAGGCTAGCGAGAAGAACCTGTTATTACAGTTGGCAGACAGGGATATCATATCTCACGAAACCGTACTTGAAAGATTTAAGGAAATTGCACCAGTTGAGAAGATTAGACTCAAAAGAGAGGCTAAAGAAAGGGATAGGGACAATATGCCACACAAGGCTGGCCCATACCACAACCCTCAACACAACCAAGATCTTGAAAAGATTGCACTTCAACAGAACAAAGTAAAACCTCAAGACGTTGGAGTTGAAACATCGGTTCCAGACGATATGCTTTTGCCACCCCAGAATAAACCAGATACTCCGGGGCCAAGCGATGAAAAAAAGAAAAATGATGATGAAAACAAAAATCCAGACGGAGGAAGACCTCCAATGAGCAAGGATTCAAAACCACGCAAGGAAAGAAGAGAAAAGCCACGCTCCAAGCCGGGGCTAGCTGAGTTAATTGTGTGGACTAATAATACATTTGATGAAATCTCATCCATATTGACTACTGCATATCTAAACATGAATGGCAAGTCAAATCTTAGACAGATAACAAAGGCAGAAGTTCGCAATCTTGAACAAATGAAGCTTGATGTGTTGTGTAATACAGAGTTGATGTCCAAGGTTAATCAAGAGTCTGTACAAAAAACTTTAGCATCAAACCCCAAAGCCCCAGTTTCTCTAAAGACTGAGCTGGCAAGGCGCGGTATCACACTAGATGAAATGAGCATCAAGGACTTCAGAGCTAACGCTGTAAGCTTATTTCTTGAGCTTATGTGCTAAAAATTCTCCATTTAAAAGTTTTTTAAAAAAATGTGTATATTATTTTAAGAGGTAAGACACATGAAAATATATAAACATGAAGTTAATGACGGCATTTCTGAGCTAGTTAAATCACAGGCATCAATTGCCTACATTTCACAAGCTAATGTTCGCACAGTATCTGAGGAAGATCAAAGCGAAGCTGTCAAGAAGATTATCGCAGGTAAAAGTAATCCAGACCAGATCGACCTATATTATTTAGAGTCTGTTTTAGTCTCCACTGGTTGGAATAAAAACGACGACGTTTTCACAGCAGAAGCGACATGGGATGCAAGAAGCACTCCCGAAGACAAACAGTTCAACTTTATGCACAATGAAAACGACATTATTGGTCACATTACAGATGCCTACGTTTTAGATAAAGAAGGAAAAAAAGTTTCAGCAGATCAAGATGAATCGCCAATGGATTTTGATATAATCACAGAGGCGGTTCTTTATAATAGTTGGACTGACCCCGAAAATCGGGAACGCATGTCTAACATTATTGCTGAAATTGAGGAAGGAAAATGGTTTGTCTCTATGGAATGCCTATTCTCGGACTTTGCCTATGCCCTAGTAGATCCCAAGGGCATTGGTCATGTACTACCTAGAAATGAAGATTCCGCTTTCTTGACAAAACATTTACGTGCCTATGGTGGCGAAGGGAAATACGAAGGATATACAATAGGAAGGGCTTTGAAAAATATATCCTTTTCAGGTAAGGGATTAGTTTCTAATCCCGCCAATCCTAGAAGTATTATTCTAGAAAAAAGTAAGTCCTTTGTAATTAATCAAGACATTAGTGATAAACTTTCAATAGGAGATTTTAAAATGTCAGATAACAATCATTTGGAAAAGCAGGTTCTAAGTCTTCAAGAAGACTTGGCCGCTGCCCAAGCAGAGAACGATGCTATCAAAGCAAAGATCGAAGAAGCAAAAGATAAAGAGTTTGCGTCTACGGTTGAAGCTTTTGAGGCTGATGTTCAGTCTAAAGACGAAGCTATTGCTAAGCTTGAAGAGACTGTAAAGTCAACCCAAGCTAAAATCGCTGAATTAGAAGACGCTCTTGCAACATCGCAAGAACAATTAGAAACAGCTCAGTCAGAAATTGCTGAGATGGTTCAGAAAGAAAAGACTGCTGCTCGTAAATCCGCTTTAACTGAAGCCGGACTTTCCGAAGAAGAAGTCGAAGAATCATTGGCTACTTTTGAGTCTTTAGAAGATGACGCTTTCGCGGCTGTCGTTTCTTTGGTTGCCAAAAAGGCACCACCAGAAGAAGATGAAGAAGAAGACAAAAAAAATCCTTTTGCAAAGAAGGATAAAAAAGAAGACGTAAAGGCTGAAGAAGCTGAAGCTGAAGAAGTTGCTGAAGAAGCTACGGAAGAAGCCGAAGCAGAAGAACTGGAAGAAGCTTTTGAAGAAGTAGAAACCAGCGAAGCTGCATTGGTAGAAGCAGAAGAAGAAGTTGATTCAACCAAAGCTGCTGTTGCCGACTGGCTTGCTAGCAACGTTTTGAGTAAATAACAATTTATTCCTTTATAATCTATAGGAGATTTAAAAATGGCTCTTAAAGCAGATAGATACGAACTCCAAACGGATATCAGCTTCTTCTACAACGAAGGCGTTGCTACCCGTGGTTGTGTCGTTATTCACGATTCCACAACTGCCTCTGGTGCAGCTATGGATCAAGGAGTTAACCTCGTCAAGAAAGCTGCGGCTACTAGTTCTTCAATACCTGTTGGTATTCTTATGAACGACGTTGTTAACAAAGACCTTACTCGTACTCATCTTAATCAACATAAAGATGAAGTCCAGAAAGGTGGTAAAGTCACCATCCTCCGCAAAGGATGGGTTGTAACTAACGCTATTACTGGCACACCTAACGTTGGCGACATTGCTTACGCCGACCATACTAATGCTGGTAATATCACAGCTACTTCACCGGCTTCTTCGGGCGTACTCGCTATCGGTCGTTTCTTGTCTGACAAGGACGAAGATGGTTATGCTAAAGTAGAAGTTAACCTACCTAACTAGCATCGCTAACCTTATTTAACTCATAGGAGATTTTATAATGTCTTTTACAAATAGACCTAGCGACGACCTCATTGCCTTGCTTAAAAAGTCCGGTGATGCAGACCTCAACGTCGCTCAAGCTGCACAGCGTGAATTCGCTAAAGCATTGGAACTTCCACTCCGTAAGGGTGTTTTGGTTGGCAATATTCTCGGTGATATCTTTGAAGTTATCAATGTAGAACCGGGCGCTAGCACAGAATTCCCATTAGATCTGATTTCTCCGGGAGCAGAAGGCGAACATGTCGCTTATACTAACCCCGGTCACGGTCGTGTTCCTGAACGAGCAGTCGAAGGCGACTACGTAATGATCCCAACCTATAGCATCACAAGCTCAATCGACTACTTGTTGAGATATGCTCGTGACGCTCGCTGGGACATCGTAGCACGCGCTATGCAAGTTCTGGAAGCAGGCTTCACTAAGAAGATGAACGACGACGGATGGCACACCATCTTAGCTGCTGGTGTTGACAGAAACGTTCTCGTTTATGACGCCGACGCAACTGCTGGTCAGTTCACAAAACGTCTTGTATCTTTGATGCAGACTGTTATGCGTCGAAACTCTGGTGGTAACAGCGCTTCTGCTGGACGCGGTCGCCTAACTGACCTCTACGTCAGCCCAGAAGCTCTTGAAGATGTACGCAACTGGGGATTGGATCAGATTGACGAAGTTACACGTAGAGAAATCTACACAGCTTCCGAAGGTGGTGCTCCAATCACTAGAATCTTTGGCGTGAATCTTCACGATCTAGACGAACTTGGAGAAGGTCAAGAATACCAAACCTTCTTCACT